CAAAGTTACCTGCACCGCGACGTGTGCGCTGTGCAATCTTGTTTGCTGTGCGGTTGATTAGAACTGCAAGTGCTGCATGCTCGTCACCAACGTATGTTGCTGTACCAGAAACTGCTGCTTGGTTGAAAGTTTCTTCAGTAGCGGCTAGTGAACGTAGTGAACCTAGTACTTCCTGATCAATTTCTGCAGTAATTTCTTGTGCAAGTGCTGCCATGATTTCAGCTTCAACATCAATACCATGCATTGATTCTGCATCTTGTGCAGCTTCAAATGTCCAGCGAGCTTGTAGCTTACGAGTTTTTGCTTCAACTGGCTGCTTTAGGATCTGGATTGAGATCTTGTTGCCGCCTGTACCTTCAGCTGCTGCTGTTGGGTTAGCTTTACCTGTTGTAGTTGAACCTGAATATGCTGTTGCAATTTTGAATGGTGATAGTGCTTCGTCACCAGCTGTTGTGCTTGTGTCGAATGGTGCACCAGCACTTGAAGTTACGCTGTCTGCATAACGAACGCGAAGTGTGTGGATTTGACCCACTGGACCTTGCATTGGCTGAACACCAACAATTTCGTTAGCAATAACTGTTGGCATAACACGTCTGATCACCGGAAGGATCACACGGTTAAGTGTTGCGATGTTACCTGAAGCTGAAGCGCCTGTTGAAGCGGCCTCTTTCAAGTACTTGCGTGTGTTCTCAAGAACAACGCCCATTGATGAACGACGGTTACCTTCAAGACCTTCAAGAAGTGCGTCTTTGGTGTCGGACCAACGGCTTTCTAATAGTACGTCTGACATTTATAGTCCCCTTATTGTACTCTATTTAAGCCCTGCTAATGCACGAAGCTGAATGATGTTACCATCATCTTCTTGTGCTACAGGTTTTTTAGTTTGTTTATTACCAGTGACTTCTGTGCGGCTTTCGTTGATTTTCTTTTTATCAATTGATTTTGTTTCTTTAACCAAAGTCTTACCATCTAAAACGGCAGGCAAATAACGATTGAAAGCATTTTCTAACTTTGCAGTTTGTACGCTCTCTAATAGATCACGCATGATTGCGCCTTTCTCTTTGTTAAGTGGCTTGAGAAGTGATTCCATTGCATCCTTGCGAGCTGTGCTCTCAGTGATTGCTTTGATTTCTGCTTCTTTACTCTCAACAATTTGATTCTTCTCTGCAATTGCAACACTTGCTTCATCCAATTGCTTTTCAACTTCTACCATTTTAGACTTTAAGTCTTTAATTTCCTGGTTTTCGTTGAGCATACTTGAACTAAACTCGGTAGCAAATGCTTCAAAAATCTTTCTACCAAAGTTGTTATTTTTAGCAACTTCAATGTCCTCTTTTAATTGACTGATTTCTGACTTAAGATGTGTAGTAACTGCTTCTTCAAGCACTGCACTAGACTTCTTGACAAAGTTTTCTTTAAGAGCTTTAAACTGCTCACGTGCCTCTTTTACAAGGCGAACCTTTGTCTCAACGACGTCTTGACGATCTGCTTGGAACTCTTGAATCTCTTCTGAGAGTTGACCAACAACAAACTGTTCCAATTTTGCAATTGTATCTGCTTGTGCTGCACGATCATTGTGTAGTTCTTTGATTTCTTTGGTTAGTGTTTCAACCATAAATTTATCAAAGTTACCTGAACTGTTTTGCATTCTTGTGACAAACTTAGCACGATCTTCTGCAAGAGCTTTTTTCTCTTCAGCAATCTGTGCAACTTCTTCACTTAAACTTTCAGTTACCATACGATCCAAAGCCTCAACCATTGTGGATTTGTCATGTTCGTATTTACGAGCAAACTCTTCACGAAGTTCAGCAGTTACAGATTCGCGAGTTTCATTTAACTTTGCGTCCCATGCTTCTTGAATTTCATTACGAGTTGATTCGTTAATAAGATCACTATCCAATAAAGGTTTTAGAGCATCTAGCATTAATAATCTCCTAGATCTTTAGATCCTTGATGAGACGAACAACTTCATCTCTCAAGTATTTTTGCACTCGAATGTCGCCGCCTGATTCGCGGGCCATTTCAAGCACTTTATGGCCATGTCGCATATTCAACAAGCCTTCATAAATGGCTGTAGGGTATGCATTTGGCGCACTGGGTTGTGCCACAACATCTACTGTGACAATTTCGAAATCGGATACATGACCAGTTGATTCATTAACGTTTCCGCTACCTCGACTGCTCACTCCCAATTTAACTCCACTATCCAACATGGTTCTCACTAGATTACCCATTGGAGTTGGAATGATTTTAAGTTTTCCGTAACCGTTTGGTCCATCCATCCACATGCTTTCTACCATTAGACAAACTCTGTCAATGTTAATTTTCAAGTCATCTGGATGATCAACTTCACCAAGAACGCTACGTCCTTCTTGAATTTGTTCATTGATACTTTGTACAGCATCAGAAATCTCAGAAACAGGGTAAACACGCTGATTTGCGTTTTTAACCCCGCCCTGAATACAAATGCCTTTCATGTAGAGATCCTTACCGTCGGCAGTACCTTCAAGTACTACTTGAGCTTGGTCAAATGTAAGGTTTTCTCTTAGATAGTTCATGTAAGGTTACCTTAGGCTTTTTCTAAACCGGCTTTACCGCCTGGCTTATTTTTATTACCTGCATCGTCAACTTTAGGTGCTGCAACACTGCCGCCAGCTTCGTCGCCGCCTTGTGCAATATTCTTTGCTGAACCACCCATGTCATTTTTACCAGCTACTGGTGATGCTGCTTTGTGATCTTCACCTTTTGCATCTGCAACTTTTTCGGTGTACTCACGCACAAAGTCTGAATCTTCTTCAACTTCATCAGTTTCTTCCATTTCAACTGATTCCATTTCTTCTTCTTCGTCGCCTATGTCAGCATCCATGTCCATATCCATGTCCATGTCGCCTTCATCATCACCTTCTTCGTCGCCCATTAGCTTTTCGAATTCTGCTTTTAGTTCATCTAGAGCATCTTCTAGATCAACTACACGGTCTTCCATATCTTCGTCTGCATCTTCTTCTTCTGCAACGTCAAGACCTTCTTCGTCAGCATCAATATCATCAATAAAATCTTGTGCTTGTTCACTGCTCAAGTTTTCATCCATGTCTGATTCTTCAACTGCTTCATCTTCTTCAACAGTTTCGTCTGTTTCTTCAATTTCTTCTTCATCAAGTAGTGACTCATAAATGTCACGTGACTTTTCCACACAAATCTGGTGAAATAGTTCTTTAGCTTTATCTTGCTCTTCTGCAATGAACAGCTCGATAAGTTCGTTAAATTTATTGCTCATAAGAGTATTCCTTTCTTCATAAGGCATTTGTTCTATTGTTTTATTTATAAGTCAGATGGAAATATACCATTAAATGGTACTTTTTTGGTTCAAAAAAGATGATAAGAGATTATATTGTTGCAGAATCTTCTTTTGGTGGGCTGTATTGCTTTTTTACACTAGAAATTTTCTCATGGTATTCTGCAAGTTTTGAATCTGCTAACATACGCAATTTGTTAATCTGTTCAAGAGTGAGACGTGTTTTACGGGTGTCATTTACATTATTGATACTCATATCACTATCAGGATTATGAATATTATTTTCGTTTTCAATTAATTGTTTAAGTATCATATCAGTCTCCAGTGTTATTTATACTGGAGGAGGCGTTACTGGTGCTGCATCTTCACCAGGTGCTGCATCTGCTGCTACTTCTCCGCCTTCTTCAGGTGCTTCAGCTTCAGGTTCGTCTTCTAAATCAAATGCTTCTAAATCACTGCTCATACCGCCAGCTGTAACACCAACACTGCGCATACCTGGTGCATCTGCATTAACTTCTTCTTCATTTTCTTCTCGCCACATTTCTTCATTTTCTGTCATCTCTGATTCTGTGAGACCCAAATAACGCTGTAACAAGAAACGCTTGCTCAAATATGGATATTGTTCTAACTGTGTAAATGTGGTGATGCGACTACTATCCAGTTCAGTTTCTCTGTACTTGCTGAAGTTTTGCGGTTCGTTAAAACGTATTTCAAAACTTCTGTTGTCAAGTTCAAGACCTCTCCACTTGAGAAACATTTTAAACTCTTTATCAACAATTTCAGCAAGCAGACGCTGTAGTCTTTTGCAATATTCGTTGAATCTAAACTCCTGGATCAGTGCTGTACCAACTCTGCCATCTGTATATCCTGCAGGTGATTCCTCAGGACCTGTTGGCAAGTAACTACTAGGAATACGCAAACCTCTGAATAATTTGTTTGTGAAGTATTTGAGATCATCAATCTCACCTAGGTTTGTACCACCTGGTAATGTTTCAACTTTAGATCCACGTCCTTCTGCTGTTTGTGGAAAGAAGTAGTCTTCGTTGATGCTGAGTGGATTGTATGTGGTATCAAGTATGTTGCTACCGCCGCCGGTTTGGCTAGGAATACGCTTTTGATGGATTTCGTTTTTAACACGTTCAACAAATGCCATTGCCAAATGCTGAGGCATACTGCCCACATCAACATAGAATACTCTGCGCTCTGGTGCACGTTGGATACGGTAAATGATGATAGCATCCTCAAGCAGTTCTTTTTGTTTGAACACTTTGAAGATGTTTTCTAGTATACTGTTGCCAAATGGCCAGTTTGCATCTAGTCCTTCTGTAAGACTTAGGTGCACTATATGTTCTGCTTCAACTGCAGTTTCGTTTTGTTTTTCTTCAAAACGTGTACCACTTTGACCACCTGAATCATACATGTTAGTGGGTTGAATAAATCCACCACGCTGATTAGGTTGTGTTTTTCCATCTTTGAATGTTTTTTGTGTTGCTGTTAGATTTTCAAAGTTAGGATTAATATCCTTGATAATATACTGCTCGGGCTTCTTGCCCTCACTTTCATTAACAATCACTTTAGTAACATTGGGCATATCTACCCATGACCATTCAAATGTTTCTGGATCACGGATAAACACCTGATCGCCATACTTGAGTGTATTTCGAAACATTTTAAACATGCGCTTGTTAAAATCATTTGTGTTACACCAATTTACCAACTGTTCACTAATGGTGTTAACTTCAGTGTCACTAGGATCATCATGATAGTACACTTGGAAAGGTGTATTATTTTCTGTGTTGGTTTGTGTACAAAACTCAGCAAGAATATCTAGTGCAGAATTTACTTCACTATCTACATCCATATTTTCATATTGGTTGTAACGCTCAATACGATTTGGATGACCGCTGTACACATCAGGCAAATGACTAGCCCAATGACTATATTTGCTATCTACACCATTAGTACCACTGTAATCTGGTCCAGCATTGCTTAGTGGGCTTGCATTAGCCAATTTAAAATGTTTTTTCCAACTCATGTTTCTTTACCTATGTATTATTTATGTTAGCATATTGTGACTATAAATGCAAATTATAAATCATTAGCAAGACGTTTTAGTCTGTCATTGCCTTCTTGACTATTTCGTTCATACGCTTCAGTAAGTCTCAACAACAGTGCATTTTGCTTTTCGCCAATTTCTTGCATTATACTAGTGTCTCCAAACATTCCTGTTTGACCTGCTGCAGTTGTTGCGCCAGCTGTAGCACTTGCAGTACCTGGTGCTGCTATACCCGGAAGATTTAAAGTAAATAATTCTGAGAACGCATCTTCTTTTTTGATAGCTAATTCATCTAGACTTTCGCCAAGTCTAATAACTGCGGCAGTCATATTGTCAATGTATGAGAAAGTTTCATCAACTCCAAGAGTTTCTTGAATACTAGCAACTGCAGCAGACATATTGTTAATGTATGCAAAGTTTTGTTCAACTTGATCTCGACTCAGTAACAATCTCAGAGTGTCTAGTGGATTGTTACTTGTTAATCCTTTTAGCTTTTCTTGTAATACAATCAAACTATCAACAAAAGGTATTACTTCATTGGTAACTATTTCAGTAGCACCAGCAGCGCCGCCTTGTGCTAATACCACAGCTGGCATGGTCTGACTAAGTAAGTGATTTGCATTATTCGCTAAAACGTTTATTTGTTCAAATTGGTCACCAGCTGTGGGTATTGATATTTGTCCAAAGCTGGCAAGACCTGTTGTAAATTCATGCACAGCCGCCACAGTGTTCTTTACACCATCAACATCTAGATCATGAGAAGCAAATTCTTTGATTTTGTCAAATGGTATTTCATTACCGCCAGCACCAAAAAAGCTAAGTATTCCTTCTGCTATGCTGCTTACAATATCACTTAACCCTGCTGCGGCGCCACTAGCACTAACTGAACTCATTGCATTAGTATATGCTATCAATGCTTTTGCATTATTTTCAACTTTTTCTACATTAAGATCATGTGCTGAAAACTTTATAAGATCTTCTATTGGGTCAGATGTACCACCAAAGAAACTTGTAATGCCTGAAGCAATTGCACTTACAACATCACCTAACCCCGATTGACTGCC